TGAAAGAGAAGCTACTAGGGCAAGATAAGAGGGTTAGTAGAGTACTAGGTAGTTCAATTGCTAGTGTACAGTATAAAGTGCTTAAGGAATTACATGAAAAAGCTACTCTGGAAGCTATCAAAGAAGGTATGAAAGAATGGAATGGTACTACACTGAGTGGTGATACAGGATTTGTAGAGTATGATTTGATTGGACCAAATTCTACTGATCCTGAGCTACGAGATCTGTATTATATGTTACCTAATTCATTTAAAGCATTTATTGATAGTCGTGAAGATAAAACTATGGCTATTCGTAGTGACTTGAGATTGATTTACTTTGGGTATTTACATCCTAAGATTTCTAATGCTATAGGTATGAAAGAGTTGCCTATACATGTAAGGAAGATAGTAGATAAGTTTGAATCTTTATGGTTCGATGTAGTTTCTTTAGCTAAAGGTACAATTCTGTTGAAGATGCCTTGGGTAATTGCTACTAATATTGTGAGTAATGTATTGCAGTTATTTACTATGGGTGTAGGTATTATGGAATCTATCACACTTCATACTGAAAGTATTAGAGATGTACAGAGATATATCAAAGATAGTAGAGAGAAACTAGCTCTTGAAAATGCCTTACAGAAGATGGAAAGCAAACTAGATAGAATAGAAAATAAGCAGTCTATTGATAATGAAATTAAGAGTAGTATGGCTGAGTTGGCGCTGAAGAATAAGCAAGTTAGATTGATGAGTGCTGATAGTTCAATGAAACAAGCTATGGAAGAAGATATTGAAGCATTGAAAGAACGTATCGAGCAATTGAAAAAAACGGCTAATACACCTGGTGATAGATTAAGTAGAGAAATTGCATGGGTGAAATCTAGAATCGAGACTCTAAATGATGGGCTATTAGATAATCCGGTTAGGGAATTGGTTGACGCAGGATTGATGCAATCGCTGGTAGAGGACGTTAGTACAGCATCTATGAATGATAAGAATGCTGTATCTAAGTGGTTGAATGATATTATGCAAGATAAGCCCGAGATGGTGAGAACAGTAGCAGATGTGCTGTTTTTAACAGAACGTACTGCTTGGTACAAAGGGATGCAGGAATTATTGCAGATATCTGATTTAGTAGCTAGGGATGTACTAAATAGAAAAATGCAAATGGTTGAGAAAGCTCGTGTTAATGGAGAACGAAACTATCAACCTGAGATGATTACTTTGATGAAGGATTATGGTATTAAGTTAGTAGATGGGGTGGCATTGACAGGTAATGATAGAGAAGTCTATTTGAATGTTGTCAATAAAGCTCGACTAAACACTTTGAAAACACGCTTTATTAACTATACTCAACCTAATGGTAAGTATGAGGAATGGATGAATAAAGCAGGGTTTTTGATGTTTACAAAGTATTTTAAACGTATTCAGAGAGAAATTTTTGCGATTGCTGGAGATCATCCTGCAAGAGCTGCGTTGGGTGTATTACTAGCTACTGCTGGATTAGATACTGTACAAGGTCAATCACTTTTCATTAAAGGTGAAGGTTTTGATGGTACTTTTGGATTAGGTAATTTGATGCCACTGCATAGTCCGTTAGATGTAGCATTAACAGTAGTTAACCCGCCTTTAATCAGACTGGTCAACTCCGCTGTTAATTGATGTAGTTAAGTTAAATACTATGTAAAAGAGTGTACCTATCACTAATGCAATAGCCACTATGTAACCTAGGTACATGGTAGCTATTGTAAATAAGGTGATTACAATTAAGGAAAAAACTATACCTATTGACTGAAATAAAGACTTCATAGTTTACCATTCCAGTCAGGGAATGAGGATGATCCTTTCTTTGCTTCTTTTATTTCGTCCTTTACTTTTGCTACTGCTGATCTTACTAGAGGAGTAACAAACTTTGGAGGACTGGCGAACAAGTAGATGCTGATAATAAGAGAACTTACCATACCAACTACAAGTCCACCATAGCTGCCTCCGAAGATAATAGTTACGACTACTAGTAGGAATAAATCAAATATACCGTCTTCATAACGCTTTAACTCAAATTTCTTTTTGACGAAGATTAGGTTTAAAGCTGTTACGATTCCGATGATAAGAAATTCCATAGTAGCCTCCTGCTATTAGTAGGTAGCAAGTACGTGACGGAATGTATTTACCAGAATAGAATCGTTAATATCTATGTTAGGCATAGATTGATACATCTTATCTAAGATTGATGCTAACATATCATTTACTTGTAGTACTTCTGTACATGTCGTATTACCTTGTCCTGGTAATTCATAACGTAATTGTAGTAAAGTAACTGCACGTTCATGAAAAAGCTCATCTATATTTGGCATAGACTCGTAAAGAGAGTTAATTAATGATAATGACATATCATTGATTTGGTTTAATTGTTTTTCTGTCATAATGGTATTTCCTAATAAATACAATCAGAATAATCTGCTTTGTATAGGGTGGTAGGGTCTTGGTTAGTATCTTTCTGCCATTTGCCGGTGATTGGGTTTACAGTTCCTTTGCGGGAGCTAATTTCCAATAGTGTTTCTGCAAGGACTTTGTTGGGGTCATAACCAAGTTTGTAAATTGAACCTGTGATAACTACAATCATGTCTGCGTATGCATCTATGGTACCGTGGATATCATTTACTGATCGTGCTTCGGATAATTCCTGCATCTCCTCAGCTAGTAGACGATCTTCCGTAGTTGGGTCATAGCTAATCAAATTACGAGATTGATTCCATTCTACAATAGATCGGATAGGATCTATCATATGGTGGAAGCGATTGAAGTTAGTCCGTAGTGCGGTCATCCAGCTCATCTATAAGTCTCCGCTAGTTTACGTAACGATAGGAGATTATCGATTATCTCACTATGCTGGTTACTACGAAGAGATGTGATAAAATTCTCGTTGACTAAAATACTGTTGATAATAGCTTGAATTTTACTATAGGTATCTAAATCATCCTGTTCCAATTCTGTAAGGACTTCTTCCGTAAAAACAGAAGAAGGTTTAGCAGAAGGGGTTACAGTCTTACCTAGTGTGCTAAATAAATCACCGAATATATCATTTGACATTGCGAGCCTCCAATACTTTATTCCAACGTTCAGTTACTTCGTCTGCAAGTAACCAGACATCAGTACCATTGATTACTCTGGTGATTTCACGTGTGGTCAAGAAGTCTTTGTAGATATCGTTGTACAATAGTTTAACTGACTTATCCATGTGTGTTTGTTGTTGTTGGATGTCCGAACCTTTACCACCTAACATGCCGCTGTAGTAGTGGATCATGAAAGAAGAGTGAGGACGTACATTGATTTGGTCACAAGCAAGTGTGATCATAGTTCCTGCAGAAGCTACTTCTCCAGATACGTGAGCTACAGTGGTTGCATCACATGTACGAATGGCATCAATCAGGATGACAGCAGAGTCTAAATGTCCTCCTGGAGTTGATAAATAGAAGTTTACAGTATATGAAGAATCTAATGTACGTAAGACGTGGGTTAATTCGTCATATACATATGGTTCTTGGATAGAATTTGTAATATATACTGAGACTTGCTTGGTTTCTTCTACTACTAGAATAGGTACTGGTAAATCCCAGATACGCTCAGGTTCCTTGGGGATGTGTACGGTCATTGGAAGCATAAGTTAATCCCTCAAATGTTGTTTAATGGTGTCTAGCGCTCGTAAGATTGCTAGTTCTGTGTCAGTTGCGTCACGGTCATACTCGTAGTGGAAGGCATCGAAACGATACACCTCCTTCATCACTTTACCGTCGTTGCTAATGACGATATCACCAAGTAGCTCCTGACGTAGTTGTGATAGGAGTGCTTCCTTGGAAATGGTGATGGTTACAGTCTCGGACCGGGTTCCATACAGATTCATTCCCAACCCTCAGATGTACGAGTTAGGATAGTGACGTTTGCGTCTGTAGCACCTGGGAAGGTCTTCAGAATATCTACTACTAGCTGGGAATATCCACTGATGTCTCTCCAGGTGTCGATATACAGTGGATCTCCGTTTGCAATGCGAGCTAGTTTATGACATATCATGGAGATGCCTTCCAAGATGAATGGGGGTAAGTTACCGTTGGGATGAGTTTGTACAAAATGCTGGATTACGGCGTTACGTAAGTACTGCGATAGACTAGCTTGTGTAGCAAAATTTCCGTAACGGTCACCACGGGTATTAAGAGTGGTGGTTACGTCTGATTCTAATGGTAGTTCAAGTTGTTCCATAGTTACTCCTCTATTGTAATGAAAAAGCGGCAACTAGTGCCGCTGTTGGTAGTTTAAAAGATTCTACTATAGTTTACATGCACCACCTGCACAACCTTCGTCTTCCTCATTATTACCATCACGTGTGTTATGGTAGTATAAAGTTTTTATACCGAGTTTGTATGCAGTTACTAGATCTTTCAGTAGTTCATTCATGGTTACTTTACCATCTGGGAACTTAGATGGATCGTAATTGGTATTTGCAGATATAGATTGGTCTAAGAACTTCTGCATAATAGCTACTAGTTGTAGGTAACCAGTATTATCAGGGATCTGCCATAACAGTTCATAATGAAGTGTATCCACTTCTGGAACTACTTGGTTATATACACCTGATTTACTGCCTTTAGAGGTTACTAAACCACGTGCTGGTTCAATACCGTTGGTAGAATTAGTGATAGCAGAACTAGTTTCGCATGGCATTTGTGCTGTTACGGTAGAGTTACGTAAACCGTGGGCGAGGATACTAGTGCGAAGTGATTCCCAATCTAGGAGAAGTGGTTGTGTGTGTACTGCATCAACATCACGTTTATAACGGTCAATAGGTAAGATACCTTGACTATATGTAGTGCGGTTAAAGTAGTCACAAGCACCTTGCTCAATAGCTAATTGATTAGATGCCTTCAATAAATAATACTGCAATGCTTCCATAGTTCTATGAACTAGGTTGTTTGCAGAACCATTCGAATAGTAGACACCATTCTTCGCTAAGTAGTAAGCTAGGTTAGTCACACCAACACCAAGAGATCTACGAGATAGTGCTTTGCGAGCAGCTTCCTCTGGGTAATCTTGGTAGGAAAGGAGTGAATCTAAACCACGTACAACTAGATCAGATAGATGTTCCAGTTCGTCCAATGATTCTATAGCACCTAGGTTAATAGCTGCTAATGTACAAAGGGCGATTTCCTCATCGTCGGCACCCATAGGTTTGGTAGGCAAAGTGATTTCCATACACAGGTTCGATTGACGGATAGGGTCAATAGATGCTATGAATGCACTATTTGTATTGCAATGGTCTACGTTCTGGATGTAGATACGGCCTGTTTGTGCACGTTCCTGCATTAAAGTAGAGAAAAGTGCAGATGCTTTGATAGTGGTCTTGCGTATAGTAGGATCTGCTTCGTACTGTGTGTACAATTGTTCAAAGAGATCTTGATCTGCAAAGAAAGCATCATATAGACCTGGTACATCAGATGGGCTGAAGAGTGTGATGTTGCCGTCAGTAAGTAGACGTTGGTACATCAATTTGTTCAGCTGTACACCGTAGTCGCTATTGCGGATACGTGTTTCTTCAGTACCACGATTGTTTTTCAGAACTAAAAGGTCCATTACATCTAGTCGCCACAATGGATAGAACATTGTTGCACTACCACCACGAATAGCTCCCTGTGAACAGCTTTTAACAGCTGAATGGAAGTGTTTCATAAATGGGATTACACCAGTATGTCTAGCATCTCCATTACGGATTTTAGAGCCTTCAGTACGAATGCGTCCTACATTAATACCTACACCCGCTTTTTGGGAGATATAGTTAATGATAGCTGCTGCTGTAGCATTAATTGATTTTAAAGAATCATCTGCTTCAATCAAGACACATGAACTAAACTGTCGTGTAGGGGTTCTTACACCACCCATAATAGGTGTTGGTAAGCTGATTTTATGAAGTGATACTGCATCATAAAATGCTTTAACAAAGAACATTCTAACATCTTTAGGATATCTCCCAAATAGTGTTGCAGCAATCATCATATAAGCTGCTTGTGGCGTTTCATAATGTTGACCTGTAACACGATCCTGTACTAGATATTTAGTAAGTAACTGAATTGTCGCAGCATAGCTAAATAGAAAATCTCTATCATAGTCTATATAGTCAGCTAACTCATTCAGTTCTTCTATACTATACAACTCTAATATTTCTGGATCATATTTACCTAGTTCCACATTAGATTTTACTACATCAGTAAAGTAGGCTGGGTTATTACTATTGTATATACTTTTTCTTAAAGCCATCATAGATAACTTAGCAGCCATATATTGGTAGTCAGGTTCATCCACACTGATGAGGTCAGCTGCTGCCTTGATCAACAGTGTGTGGATGGTTTCTGTACTAATTCCTTCACTGAACTGAATGTGAGCCTTGAGAGCTACTTCGGAAACAGACACTTCCAAGCCCTCAGCTGCCCAGTTA